GTATTCGAATTGCAGGTATATGCTAATGCTGGTGGCAATGCTTTTGAGGGGGACTATGTTGGGTCAGGTGAAAACGAAACTTACGCAGAACTGGTTTTTGAAAAGATCGGTTGAGGTAATATAATGGCAACAATAGATGAGATCAGGGTACGGGCGGAGGAGGACTTAGAGTTCTTCATCCAGCTTATTGCCCCACAGCAGGTCCTAGGCAACTGCCACCGTGAGGTTTGCCAGTGGTGGACACGTGAGGACGCCAAGAAGTTTCAACTCCTATTGTTCCCACGAGACCACGGTAAGTCCAGACTGGTTGCCTACAGGGTAGCTTGGGCCTTAACAAAAGACCCTACCCTTCGCGTGTTGTACATCTCAGCTACAGCCAACCTTGCAGAAAAGCAGCTAGGGTTCATTAAGGGTATCCTAGCTTCTGACACATACCGTCGGTACTGGCCGGAACACGTTAACCCTGAAGAGGGTAAGCGTACACGCTGGAGTAACTCGGAGATCATGCTAGATCACCCACTCCGCAAGAAAGAAAACATCCGAGACCCCAGTATCTTCACTGGTGGTCTAACGACCTCGTTGACCGGGTTACACTGTGACATCGCAGTCCTGGACGACATCGTGGTAGCTGAGAATGCACTGACCGCTGAAGGGCGGGATAAGGTAGCTTCCCAATACTCTCTCCTAGCCTCTATCGAGGGCGCTGACGCGCAGGAATGGGTTGTGGGTACTCGATACCACGGCAGTGATCTCTACCAGTCTCTGATGGAGATGAGGGAGACTCTGTACGACGAGGAAGGCAACATTGTGGGTGAGGATGAGATTTATGAAATCTTTGAGCGCCCAGTAGAGAACGTAGGGGATGGAACTGGTGAGTTTCTGTGGCCCCGGCAACAACGGAAAGACGGTAAGTACTTCGGCTTCAACCAGCAGGTTCTGTCTCAGAAGCGTGGTAAGTACTTGGACAAGGCGCAGTTTAGGGCTCAGTATTACAACGACCCTACGGACCCTGACAACGTACCAGTCCCCCGTGAACAAATACAATACTACGACAGGAAGTTTCTTACATTCGATAACGGGTACCTAACTTACAAGGGTAGCCGACTAAATGTATTTGCAGCAATTGACTTCGCATTCAGCTTGAAGTCAGCAGCAGACTACACCGCATTAGTAACCATTGGTGTAGATGCAGAGAACAATGTTTACGTTCTCGATATTGATCGCTTCAAAACAGACAGGATTTCCGAGTACTTCGACCACATCCTGGACGCACAGAACAAGTGGCAGTTCAGAAAGATGAGGGCAGAAGTCACGGTAGCCCAGGTAGCCATCGTTAAGCAGCTAAAGGACTTGATCCGGCAGCATGGCTTGGCACTGTCTATCGACGAGTATCGCCCTAACAAACAACAGGGTAATAAACAGGAACGCATCAGTTCGATCCTGGAGCCTCGCTACGATAACATGCAGATATGGCACTACAGGGGTGGTAACATCCAATACCTCGAAGAGGAACTAGCCTCAAGAAACCCGCCACACGATGACGTTAAGGACGCTCTAGCGACCGCTGTAGACATGGCCGTAAGGCCCACTAGCTCTGCAACACGCCGCAAGAAGTCGAACATCGTATGGGCCAACCAACGCTTTAGGGCAGGATAATGACAACCACACTCGACTTTGAAAACCTGGTAGACGCTGACTCGCTTGGTGTTGCTATCGGGGAGCAATGGCGCGAATGGGATATGTACCGTCGCCCTTGGATTGAACAGACCAAGGAACTTCGGAACTACGTTTTCGCCACTGACACGACGACCACTGGGAATGCAATCCTGCCGTGGTCAAACACAACCACAATCCCCAAGCTAACCCAGATCAAGGACAACCTAGAAGCTAACTACTTCGCTACGTTGTTTCCTTCACAGAACTGGATGCGCTGGGAACCAGCAGACGCCCCTGCAGCGACGAAGAAGAAGCGCGACATCATCCAGAACTACATGGAGAACAAAGTCCGCCAGAGTAACTTCGTCAACACAGCCTACACTATTCTGACCGATTGGATTATCTACGGTAACTGCTTCGCGCAGGTAGAGTGGGTAGACAACTATAAGTTTGCTGACGATGGGGCATTCATCCCACAGTACACTGGTCCGTTGCTCTCACGCATCAGCCCATATGATATTGTCTTCAACCCTGCGGCAGCGTCATTTAAGTCATCGCCAAAGATCGTCCGGTCCATCAAGACCCTGGGCGAGATTAAGCGTATGTCAAGAGACGTCCCAGACATGGAGATGATCCTTGGTAAGATGCTAAATGCACGTGCAGGAGTACGATCGCACGAGGGCCACATCGACAAGGCTGATGGTTTCGTAGCTGATGGGTTCAGCAACATCCAGCACTACTACAATTCAGACAACGTAGAGATTCTGACGTTCTACGGGGATATGTACAACGACGAGACTGGCGAACTAGAAGTAGATCGCGTCATCACTGTTGTAGACCGTGCTTACGTCCTCTCTAATGAAGCTAACCCCTCTTGGTTGGGTGAGGCACCAATCTTCCATAGTTCGTGGCGTACACGCCCGGACAACCTGTATGGTATGGGCCCACTAGACAACCTTGTAGGTATGCAGTATCGCATCGACCACCTTGAGAACCTTAAGGCGGATGTCTTCGATCAGATCGCCTACCCCGTGATGAAAATCCGTGGTGACGTTGAGGACTTCGACTTTGAGCCAGGCGCTCGAATCTACATGGGTGAGGAGGGTGATGTAGGATACTTACAGCCCGACCCAACCGCACTGAATGCTGACTTGCAAATCCGTGAGTTGGAGTTCAAGATGGAGGAGATGGCTGGTGCACCTAAGCAAGCTATGGGTATGCGTACCCCTGGCGAGAAAACTGCATTTGAGGTACAGTCTCTTCAGAACAGCGCATCGCGTATCTTCGAACACAAGACTGCTCACTTTGAGCGCACGTTCCTAGAGCCGATCCTAAACACTATGCTTGAGATGGCACGTCGCAACATGAACTTCATCGACACTATCCGTGTCCTTGATGATGCTTCTGGCGTATCTCTCTTCAAAGAAATTACCCGTGAGGATATTACTGCTAAGGGTCAGATTAGACCTGTAGGAGCCCGTCACTTCGCAGAACGAGCCCGTCGAGTGCAGAACTTGACACAGCTTATGCAAATGAAGATGGACCCCACTGTAGCACCACACCTCTCAGGTAAGGAACTTGCCCGTATCCTCGCAGAGGAATTGGGTGAAAGTCTGTTGTTTGGTGAGAACATCACTGTAGAAGAACAACTGCAAACCCAGCAAGCTATGCAGGAAGCAGAGGCAATGAATCAGGAGCAACTCATGGTTCAGGCCGAGGAGGGCACCTAATGCACTCAGTATGGACTAAAGGGCTAAGAGGGGCAGAAAAGAAGGAGAGGGTCAATCAAGTCCTCTCCTATCAGAATGCCTTTGACGAACTCCGTGAAGCGATAAACACTACCTTCAAAAAGAAGGAGGCGGATCGTGATTACGGTGAGGATTGGATGCAGCGTCAGATTGCTATCAATGAGTACAACGCAGCACTCGATCACATCTTGAAACTTATTGACCTTCAACCAAAAAGGTAAACTATGTCTATTTTTAACGAAAATCCAGCTACTGAAAACCAAGAAGTAGAAGGTAACGCCACAGAAACTGCAACGACCGAAACCCAAGAGTCTTATGTAGCACGGCTGGCAAAGGAGCGGGGAGAGAAGTGGAGCGACCCCGAAGTTATTGCTAAAGGAAAAATTGAGGCGGATGGCTACATTAAGCAGCTAGAAGCGCAGCTAGAAGAACTGCGAACAGACCTCGGCAAGCAAGACTACGCGGCTCAACTTCTGAACCAACTACAGGGCAAGGCACCAGAATCCACTACGGAACCTGTAGTCTCCAACAACGCAAGTGGCACAGGTCAGGAGAACACCACTCCAGAGATCAGTGAAGACGTTCTAAAAAGCCTTGTTGAGAAAACCCTAACTGACCGAGAGGCTGCAAACACCAAGCAACAGAACATCGATTTGGTGACGCAGCAAATGACAGAGAAGTACGGCACCGAGGCTTCGGCCCGGATTCAGAGCAAAGCAGAAGAACTTGGCCTGAGTGCAGCCCGTATGGAGGAACTCGCAGCAGAGTCCCCCAGCGCCTTCCTGACGCTGATCGGTGAGCCACCAGCTAAAGCCGCCACGATGACCCGGGGTAGCATTAACACAGCAGGTGTGGGTAATGTAGGTGGAGGTGATCGTGATTTCGCGTATTACCAAAAGCTACGTCGTGAGAACCGCAGCCAATATTATACCCCCAAGGTACAGCAACAAATGATGGAAGATCGTATGCGACTTGGTGATAGGTTTGGCGGTTAATTTCAACAACCTTAATATGGAGTAATACCAATGTCTATGACTACTGGTAACGTCTCGAACCTGACTCGCAGTGAAGTATGGTCGAGCGAAATTAAAGAAATCCTGCGCGATGAGATGATGGCGCAGAAATATGTACGGATGCTTGAGGGTTTCCCTGATGGCGACCAGTTCAACATCCCGTCGATCGGCCAAGCACAGGTTGATGACTACGCAGAAGATCAGGCGGTAAAGTATCGTCCGATGGACACTGGTGAGTTCAACTTCACCATCACCGAGTACCTGTCTTCGGCAACCTACATCACGAAGAAAGCCCGCCAGGACATGTTCTACATGAACGAACTGGTTTCGCGCTTTGTTCCTGAGCAGGAACGTGCGATCATGGCTCACTTCGAGACCACCACTCTGGCATCTGCAGAAGCTGGCATTTCGGCTAACTCGAATGAGAGCATCGACGGTATCGAGCACCGTTGGGCAGCGGGCGGCACTGGTGCCGTTATCACTGTTGAAGACTTCGCTCGTGCACGTTACGCTCTGAAGAAGGCTAACGTACCTGATCGCAACCTGGTAGCTGTTGTAGACCCATCGGTAGAGTTCACTCTGAACACCCTGGGTAACCTGGTTGACGTTTCGAACAACCCACGTTGGGAAGGCATCGTCTCGGACGGTATCGCAACTGGCATGAAGTTCGTTAAGAACGTGTACGGCTTTGACGTATACTGCTCGAACTACCTGAAGGACATCACTGACTCGGCTCTGCCTACCGCAGCCGATGCTAACGTTGACTTCTCGTCGGTGAACGGTAAAGCTAACCTGTTCTTCTCGGCTGACTCGTCTGCTGCGCCTTTCGTTGGCGCATGGCGTCAAATGCCAGAAGTTGACTTCGAATACAACAAAGACTATCAGCGTGACGAATTCGTTACGACTGCACGTTATGGCGTTAAGCTGTACCGTCCAGAGAACATGGTCCGCATTGTTTCGAAGACCAACGTATAATTTAATTTGAAGGAGACTTAATATGTCTTGGACTAATGCAGATGGCTTGACCATCCTTATGCACGAAGAGCAGGGTGAAGTCGTAACGGGAGGACGCACTAACGCTGGCGTTCACAAAACTCTCGTTGTCGATCTTGACCTAGAGGACGGTGTTACTGACATCACTGGCCCTACTGCTCCGTTTATCCCAGCAGGTGCTTTCCTGCTTCGTGGTACCCTTGTTCCTACTGAGACTGCCGTTGGTGGCACCTCGGCGGACCTTGGCTTTGTTGACGCTGATGGTTCTGCCATTGACGACGACGGCCTGGTTGCCGCAGTTACTCTTGCAGAGTGGAACGCAGGTCACGTACTTGATGGTGTTGACATCGGCACTATCATCTCGGCATCAGACAACGCCTATGTAACTGTTTCGGCAGTTTCTGGCACCTTTACCGCAGGTAAGGCAAAGCTGGTACTTGAGTACATCGAAGTTTAATACTACTTCTTGGGGGGCCTTACGGGGCCTCCCTTCAACTACATGAGGCATTAACATGGCAACTACACAACACTCCACCCTCACAGGTGCAGACCTCCATGAACCCAAGGGTGCTGCCTCTGCGGCGGCTGGCCGCGTTTATGTAGCAGATGGTGCAGCTTCTGGCGCATGGACTGCTCTACAAGATATTTATAGCGGGTTTATTGCTGACGTATCCACCGCTGAGACAATCTACATCCCAATTCAGAATGCAGGTACGGTAGCTAAGGTGGTTACTGTCCTAGAGGGCGCTATTACTACTGCAGACGCTACAATTACCGTTAAGAACTCGGCTGGCACCTCAATGGGGACCATTACTGTTGCAGAATCCGGTTCGGCAGCAGGTGACGTAGATACTCTCTCGCCCGTATCAAACAACACGGTTGCAGCAGACACAGCAATCACTATTGAAACAGATGGAGCCTCTAGTACACCAGAACGCATCTGGTTCTCTATCGCAGTTGATCGGACCAGCTAATGCAGATGACGCTCCTCGAGATGGTGCAGTCAATCCTGTCAGACTTAGACTCTGAGGATGTGAACAGCATCAGCGATACTATAGAGGCCGAGCAGATCGCCTCTGTGGTTCGTGATACATACTACAACATTATTGCAGGTAGGGAGTTCCCAGAGCATGAGCAGCTACTGAAGCTGACCGCCCTGTCTGACTCGAGTTACCCAACTCACATGCGCCTCCCAGACACTGTACGTCGTATCGACAAGGTGTGGTACAACGTAAGTACTGACGGTGGGGTAGAGTTCCGAGAGCTACGCTGGGTTGATCCAGACCGCTTCCTGAACCTGTATGTTGAGGGTGACAACACCACACAAATTTCAGATAAGAACTCGGGTAGCATTTACCTAGTAGGTAACGACGCTATGCCGACTTACTTCACTTCATTTGACAACTACTACATTGTTATGGATAGCCATGATAGTACTGTAGATACAACCCTACAGGCCAGCAAGTCTCGCTGCCGGGGTTTGGTTTACCCGGAATTCACTATCTCAGACTCTTTTGTAGCTGATCTGGATATGAACTGGTTTCCGTACCTCCTGGCCGAAGCTAAGTCTGCTTGCTTCTCGATCTTCAAATCTGGGGCAGACCCAAAGGTAGATCAGGCTGCACGACGCTTGAAGTCATACTTGCAGAATGACCGCTATCGCACAAAACAGGAAAACAAGAGGCCACACTATGGTAGACGTTGATATTAGTTACGAAAACAAGATCGCTACTGTTAAGTGTCCAAGTAAGACTAAGGCTGAGTACACCATAACAACAGCCCCTGGTGGGTTTATCTTCTACCAAGTTTCAGTCAACACTAACAAGGTACCAAAGGAGCTATCCGGCAGGTACAGCAGCTTGGACGGAGCAGTTAGTGCAGTCTCGAAGTACATTGAGAACACGCCAAAGACAAAAGCTGTTGTGCGTGACATAAAAGCCGCTAAACGCGAGGAACGTAAGAATGCCACAGCAGATCACACAGAGGGTAGTAAATAACTTTGTTAAGGGCCTCATCACGGAAGCTGGGGAGCTTAACTTCCCTGAGAACGCTTCTGTTGACGAGTCCAATTGTGACCTGCGTAGGGATGGGAGCCGACGCCGAAGACTAGGCGCTGAGATTGAAACCAACAGTGCTGACACTACATGGACCATAAGCGACACAGAGCGTGTTGTTGTGGGTGAGTGGGAGAATGTTGGTGGTCAGTCTGGCCTAAAGTACATGGTTGTCCAGAAGGGCTCCATGCTCTACTTCTTCAATAAAGCATCTGCTCCATATTCTCAACAAGAAGTCGCAAACACGGTTGACCTGACTACCTACGAAAAAGACGTAAGTGCAGCCGCAGAGGATGCAGACTGTCAGTTCGCTTCTATTAAGGGAGCCCTGGTGGTAGCATCCCCAGAAATCGACACAATCTACATCGAGCGAGATAACGTCGCTGAAACGATCTCAGTAACCACCATCGAGTTCCGCGTTAGGGACTTTGAGTGGCAGGGCGATCGTACAACATACTCTGATGAAGTTTCTACTGGCTCAGTCTCGACAGGCCGTAAATACGACACAGCTAACACCGGGTGGGATGGTACTAAAGGGGGCGCTGCCCTAACTACGTACACCTCGGCCCAGACCGCATACCCACCACTGACACTGCACTGGTATTCAGGGAAGGACTCAAACAACGACTTCTCAGTCTCTGAGTGGCAGAAGATTTTCTCAGGTACCTCACTCACAGGTAATGGGCACTTTATCCTAGACTTCTTTGCTAAGGACCGCGAGACAGTTTCTGGCATTAGTGGTATTGGAACAGACCCTGAGAGCACTCGCTTCTCGGCAGTAACTTCCTTTGGGGACCGTGTATTCTACGCAGGACTATCCTCTGCGGAAAACGCAGGGACTATCCTGTTTACCCGTATCATTGAGGAGTTGTCGGACGTTGGGGAATGTCTCCAGCAGAACGACCCAACCTCAGAGGAGCTATCTGATCTACTGTCAACAGATGGTGGCGTCATTAAGATCACTGGATGTGTCGGTATCCGGAAGCTACACAACATTGGTGATTCGGTCTACGTCTTCGCAGAGAATGGCGTATGGGTAATCAAGGGTGTTGATGGGGTCTTTAAGGCTACAGAATACTCTATCCAGAAACTCACATCCGTGGGTATCCAGACATCTAATTCATTCATCTCAGCAAACGGGGCTCCCTTCTGGTGGTCTCAGACTGGGATACACACACTTCAGTTCGATAAGGTTACTGGTCAGGCGAGTGAGGAGAATATTTCACTACCTACCATCCAGACCTTCTGGGACACTATTAGTACAACCTCTAAGGACGATGTTCGTGCTGTATATGACGCTATTAACAAGCGCATCTACTGGGCATGGCCTGATGGTGATGAGACGGTGACAGCGAAGCTAAACAACTTCCTGATCCTGGACCTTCAGCTACAGGCGTTCTTTCCTTGGACTGTAAGCGACCAAACTACAAACACTGACTCTATTGTAGGTCTTGCATTCTACAGTGGTTATGGCTCTGAGTTCTCTGACCTAACGGTTGTTGATAGCTCACTCGATACAGTCATCGACGCTGGTGGAGATACGGTGGTAGTTACTCAACCTAGTGACTTCGCAACAGGGGACCCGGCCATTGTCCTACTGATCCGTAATGGGTCTGACAACACAATGACGATCGGTGGCTTCACAAGCGAGGATTACTACGACTGGGGTGACGCTAACTACACCTCATACGCAGAAACTGGCTATGACTTCTCAGGGGATGTAGTCCTCAAGAAGAGCCTCCCTTCTGTTGTGACCTGCCTTCGTCAGACTTCCACTGGGTGGACAGGGACCGAGGTTGGGGGTTATACTCCGATTAATGACTCGTCATGTTATATGTCTGCATACTGGGACTTTAAGACTACACCGTCTTCTTCTGCCCAGGAAGTCTACAGGCTGAAGTACAACACGACAGTTTCTGACGTAAGTAGTTTTGACTACCCTCACACGGTTGTTACTTCCCGGATTAAGCTCCGTGGACGTGGCCGCTCTCTGCGACTACGCTTTGAGAGCACTGAAGGTAAGGCGTTTGAGATACTAGGATTCGGAATGATTTGGGGACGCAATGGCAGGTTCTAAAAATCTAAGCCTTCCGATTAATGGAGACTACGAGGTTCGCATTGAGTACAGTGAGGACTTCGTAATCTTCCACTTGCCCTACATAGCAAAGATGACCCCGGGTGTCTACAAGGATATGGTTATCCGACTAGAGGACTTCTGGGAGTTTGCTCAGACTGTGGGATACAAGGCAATTTTCGGGGCTCTCGACCCAGAGAACAAAAAGATGGAACGCTTAGTAGAAATGCTAGGCTTCAAGTTTCTAAACTATGGTGATGGACTAAAGGTCTTCATCTACAAAGGGGATAAATAATGTCACCAGTAATTTCAGCAATCGGCTCAATAGGGTCCGCACTTGGTGGTGCTTCAGCGGTAGGTACAGCACTAGCTGTCGGTGGTACTATTGCCTCAGTAGGGGCAGCAAACCGTGCAGCAGGAGCGCAGCGTGAGGCTATAGCCCTTCAGCAACGTGCTCAGAAGCTACAAGTCCAACGCTCAAGACGTCAGTCTATCCGTCAGGCCCA